TCAATAGTCCACGAGCTTGAGCATCCTCTTTTGTAAATGTCCACGTGTGAACAAAGTCAAACTCCAATTCATCACGTCTTCTGGTCTCGATTGTACATAAGTCCTCATTAAGTTCAACGACTCGAATATAAGCACAGATCTTCACACCATCATGATCCTTGTATCGACGAACGACACCAGCCATCGCGTCAGCATTAAGAGCGGGCTTGCCTGAGATCACATAAGTATTAGCCAAAGTGACAGCAACATTATTCTCAAAGAGATGACCAAAGGTGAGGACTGCTTTCATATTGTCATCAAAGTCTTTGGGACCTTTTGAAAGATTTTGAATAAGGTTGATTGTGTCTTGATTTAACATAAGTTTCTCCATGATTATGATTGTTTTAAAATAAAGTCTTGAGTAAATAAGTAACTTCTTGATTGCTTGCTGATCGAATGTATTGATCATACAAAGTGACAAGCTTTGCAAAGTCACGACCATCGAGAGACAGTTCCTCAGCTGGGAACTCGCCTCCTTCAAATAGGATTTGATCTGCTGCTTTCTCAATCATTGCTTTTGTGATCTTGCCTTGATTGATCAATACTTGTATGTCTTCATCTTCTCTCATCTCAATGCGAGACATGGCCTCAAATATAGATCGAGCAATGTCATGATTGATGACCTTCGAATACTTGCTGATCTCAATGGGTGCATCCTCTTTCCACAGCATGACGATGACAATGATTAAAAGTAAAGCAATGAAATACAACATATTAAAGCTCCAATAGATTTTGATTGTTAATGAGTTGAACGAGTTCAAAGTGAAACACTTCGATCTCTGTGGCGTGATTGCCTGAGAGAACATATGAGAACGTTGTTGTCTCACGAATTGGATCACCATCGTGATTCTCATCACATTCCAAGATCTGACTGATCTTGAAGATCTCTCCTGTTGTTGGGTTCTCGAATGTATCAATGAATGAGAATCTCATTGCTCGTTCTTTCTGAAGTCGTTGAGAGTCAAGTGACATCCTGTCATGTCTGCAAGTGAGTCAGAGATCTTGAGTGCTGTGCTCATCTTCATGCTCTCACTTCTCAAATAGTTTGAAAGCATTCCTTGAGTCACATTCATTCTGATAGCCAAGTCAGTCATTGTAAATCCTTCTTTTGCAAGAGAGGATTTGATACGTCGTTTTAATTTACTCATTTTATGCTCCTAAAAATTCAGCAGTTACATCTTTTAAAAGTGACTCTTTGTTGATCATGTTAATGATAAAAACTGTCCCTTGTTCATCTTCAGCTTCAACAGCAACATAATTCTCTTTTTTTGCTGCTTTAGCTTGCATTCCTTGAATAAACCAATCAAAATCTGCACATTCCTCACGTCCAGACATTGTATCCCATACGCTTAAATCTTCTAAAAGATAATCATAAGCATCATCATCATCAATATCAATGTCAAAAAAAACATTGAATCTCTCTTTGATCTCGTCAATTATGTCTTGATTATAATCAAGATCACAAACTTCTAAGACTTGATCTTCTGAAATGTCAATCTGATAAACAAACTTTGAAGCTCCTGACATAAAGTATGGTGTAGAGCTGAAAAACAAAGCTCCTTGGAATTCGTTGTCATATGATGATGTGATGTTTGTGATTGCTTCAGGACTTGTGTGATAAAGTTTCATTGTGTCTCCTTTGTTTGTTGATAGTCGATTATTAAACTATTATATTCTGCCTGTCAAATATTATTTTAAAAAAAGTAAAAAAAAGATTTGATAAGTGAATTTTATTATATTATATAAAGAGAGTCAAACCAAGAATCATGGAGGAAACAATGAACGAGTTCGAAGTACAATCACTTGTCATGCAAGCAAGAGGAGTCAAGCCAGCTGACAAGTTTGTGATGATCTGCATTCTCAAGAATGTTGATTGGTCTACCTGGAGAGGATCAGTCAGATTATTATACATAAGTAAAAAGTATGATGTGAATCTCAGAACACTACACAGAATCATTCAACGATTAAAGAATCTTGGATGGATCAAAGTTAATTCAAAACCTAGCGAGACAATCATTGATGTTGATCTCAAGACATTAACTTTAAAAAAAGGCAGTGTCAAAATGACACAGTGTCAAAATGACAGTGACAAAATGACATCTAGTGAATGTCAAAATGACATTGTGGAGAGTGACAAAATGACACTTAGTGAATGTCAAAATGACACTCATATCAATAAGAACAATAATAATACAATAAATATCAATAAGGATGATCTTGAGATGGTGAGCAAAAAGGAAGCACTTGCATTCACATCATCACAAGATTTTAATAGTCTGGGACATATGTGTGATCATCGAGGTAAAGTTCCTCTCCATGTTCTCAATGCTCAACATAGAGTCAGAGAGATTGAGAGACGATGGTTGAAGTCAGATGAATCAAAGAAAGATCTTGATCATTATGGATTGAGAGTTGCTCGTGAGAAGTTTGACAAAGGAGAGAAGCTCGAAGATTATCAAATTTATGGATCACGAAAAGAAATCAAAAAGACATGGGGTTAATTATGAAAAAGATTGGAGAAGAGCCAAGGCTCAAAGCAATGTTGAATTCATTCAATGTATTATTGGAAGATGAGGAACGTGTTCGTCCTGATCCTCCTGTTCAAACAGATTGGTCAAACTTTGATGCTGATTATTATCATCTCAATGGCTTGATCTTTCCAGGTCGTAATCGCTTGATCGGTGTCGCTGATCCAGCTTGTCATGCTTGTACTGAGGGATATGAATATGTGAGAGATGGGATTCATCCAATGGCCATCCCATGTCGCAATTGTGGAAAGTTGAGAAAGTCTCTGAATCGTTTGCTCAGAGCTGGCCTCCCTAATGATTCAATCAATGCTTGTATCTCAGAGTATTCTTTTGACAATCACAATCAAGAGCAAGCATTCTATAGTCTCATGAATTGGGACGGACAATCAGCAGCACCATCATATATGTTTTATGGTCGACCAGGCAATGGCAAATCAACTCTCCTTTACATCTTAGCAAAGCACAAAACAGCTGATGGATTCAGAGTCAAATATGCTCATCATTATCGAACCTTTGAAGCTCAGAAAAGTTCATGGTCAAAAAAGAATGGAACAACTCATCTTGACAACTTCTTGTATGATGTTGATCTCTTGCTCCTCGATGAGTTTGGTGGCCTTGGTGGAGGAACAAAAAAGTATTCTGATTGGTTCAAGAATACAACGATTGAATTCCTTGGATCAATATATGAGAGATGGAAAGGTGGAAAGATGGGAGTTGTCATGACAACAAACCTCTTCCCAACTGCAATCAAGAATGATCTCTTTGAGGACAACTATGCAATTCTCTCAAGAATGCAAGACATGTTTCAATACCCAATTCATATGACAGGTCAAGATCGTCGCAAGCCATTGAGCAAACAATCTGTATGGGGACAATGATTCAAGGGGGTGATGTGCAAGATGAAAAACTGCACTCATCATCATCTATTTTAGTTTAAAAAAAACACATCCACCCCATTGAATGAAAGATAATTTATACCATCTTGGGAATATTCGCAATCTAAAACATGAATCTCTTTGATACCAGCATGATGAATCAACTTGGCACAGGCCAAGCAAGGAGGTACTGAGACAACCATCCAAACTCCCTCAAGTCTCACTCCTTTTCGAGCAGCGTTTGAGATTGCATTCTGCTCAGCATGATGACATCCAACTTCCGTTCTGGTACCTGACTCGATTGATTGACAATTCCTTAAGCAACGATTTCCACTTCCACAAAGATTTGATTCTGACTTTCGAGGAGGACCATTGAAGCCGGCTGAGATTGGATTGTTATTCTCATCAATGATGAACGCTCCTACTTGACCACGTGGACAAGGTGACATTGATGCAATGAGTACAGCATGTTTCATCCAATGCTCTGGCCACTTCATAAGCAAACCTCAAGGACGAATCTCATATTATCGTCTCTCTCAAGAATTGACTTGATGGCCTCAGCGTAATAAGTAATTTCAGCTTGTGCATCCTTGGCAAGTCTCAACCTCAAGAAGTGAATGAGTGCCTGGAGGGAGCATGTCCAATAACACTCTGAGAATGTTGATAAGGGTAATACGAGTCGAGCCTGTTCACGACACACACCCATATCAAGCAATTGATTGTATATGAAATATTGATGTTGAACAGCCCACTTGTAAAGATCAGCTGGTTCACTCTGATTCATCAATGGTCCTCCAGATCCTTGCTTGACATTCTCAGCAGACTCTCTCCATTGGTGGGGTTGATACATCTCATAATCAAATCGAACATATCTACCACTTATCTCATTGAATGTTGATCCTACCTGGTGCTTTTGCCATTGTCTTAAAACAAAGATTGGAGCTTTGATGTGGAATGTGAATGTCACGTGTCGGAATGGAGATGTGTGTTTGTTTTTCCATAAGTATTTGATGAGCTTTCGATCTTGTTGTCTCAATTCACCTGTGTGACGTTTGCCAAAGCTGACACGAGCAGCATTCACAATCGAGAGTGAATCCCCCATCTGATCAATCAGATCCACAAACCCAAGTCCATCCATCTTGTTTTCTTTCATTAAAGTACCCCTTTAACTAATAACATAAATATTTATTGACTTAATAGACAATAGGTGAGATATTAACACAAAGGAGGAACAATGAAAACAACTATTACTTTTCAAGTCGATGATAGTTTAAATGATTATCTTCGATATCTTGCATACCAGCAAAGACTTTCAATTAGTGAAGTCATACGTCAAATGATTGAAGATCATAAAAAGAACAATGATTCAATTGAAGTCACTGACAAAATCAAAATCTTGGATGAGAGAATCACTCGACTTCAAGAACAACAAGCTCAACTCTCTTATCAAAGAGACTATCTGAAAGACAGAATCGAGGGATAACATGGGATACAATCATATTCATATCTGTGGCCATCTTGGACGTGATCCGGAAGCCAAGCAAACACAATCAGGAAAAGCAATGTGCAAGCTCAATGTAGCAGTCACA